TAATAAACCGTTAGTCCATTTTTGGATTACAGTTGCAGCAGTGATTGCTGACCAACGACCTTTTGAATAATCGAATAAACCTCCAGGGTCTAAACCTGGTTCAGTTCCTTCGTAGAATAAATCATAAAGATTTTTTTGGTAAGCTCCAGCAGAATCTCCGTAACCTTGATTTCTATCAGAAGGTGAGTAATTACCCGGAGAACCGATTGGTGCGTAGTGGTCACCTGATGAACTTTGAGTACCACCCGTGTATCCTTGGATTTTTGGTACAAAGAAGAATAATTTACCAATTGGTAAATTCATTGCTTGTACAGATACGATTTCATTCGCTAATAATTTAGAGAATACTCTTCTTACGATAGGGAATACAACAGTTTCAAATGAACCTGAAGACCCGTCAGAAGTTGCTTCGTTTATTAAGAAAGACGCTTGGTTCTCATATAATTGAGCTACGTTTTCTCTTAAGTGACCTTTAAGACCTTCTAGAAATCCTAATTTGTCCCATTTATTAATTGTGTCTTCTTTAATAACTTTAAGGTGTTTTAACCCGATGTTACCAACTAGACCTGATTCTAATAATGCTCCCATTTTTTTGGTTTTTATTAATTTTTAGTTTATTTTTATTTTAATTTACTCATTAAATCTTTCATTCTAAGGAATTGAGGATTTTCATAAGTTTTTGATTCAATTAAGTTAATCGCTGAACCTGATACAGGAGCTTTTTGAATTGCTCTTTCCATCGATTCGTTCATTGGTTGACTTGTATTAACTGAAAGTTCATCTTTAAGACTTTGATATAAATTTTTAGATTCTTTGATAGTTTCAACACCATCAAATCTTCTTAAGATATTTATTTTTTCTTGTTTAGATGTTGAGTGTTCTGTAAACAAACGAGTAGCGTAAGCTAAGTTTGAATTAAATACTGCAACTTCATTCAATTTATTTCTAAATACATTAAGAGCTTTTCTATACTCTTCATTCTTTTCTCTAAGAATTGTTAATTCATTTGATTCTGTATTTTCAAATGTTAGATTTCTGTTAGGAGTAATTCCTTTTCTTAATCCTCTACCTGATTTAGAACCATTTCCGTATGTGTGAGCAGCTTCTTTAGTTTCTACTTTTTTAACGGACGCTTTTTTAACCGGTGCTTTTTTGATGTCTTTAAATTCTCCATCAAGGTTTTCACCTTCTTTGTATTCAAATTTAGCTTTACCTGTTCCAACTGATTTTGGTGCTTCTTTTTTCTTCACATCAAATCCTTTTCCTTGGTTTGGTTTAGCATCGTACTTGAATTTAGGACTTCCGATACCAGTACCTTTAGGTTTTACAGACATTTTAGATTCCATAACAGGCTCCTCTTCGTCACCCATATCGTCATCTTCATTCATCTCTTTTTCCTCTTCGTCTTCTTCTTCGTCTTCTTCGTCCATTTCAATTTCATAAACTAATTCTTCAGACTCATCAAATTCTTCAAAATCTTCTTCGTCATCAAAACTTTCTTCTTCGTCATCAAAAGAAAATTCCTCTTCTTCGTCGTTGTCGTTTCCAAAAATTCTTTCAACAATAGATTCGATAGATTCATCTGATTCATCAAATTCTTCTGATTCATCAAATTCTTGATATTCATCGTCATCTTCTTCACCTTCTGTAACAACCATATATTCAGCGTCAGTTTCGTTGTCTTTAATATTAATGTTACCAGAATCATCTTTAGTAACAACAATATTATCGTCCGGACCCATCAATTTGAATACACGTAAGATTTCTTCGTCATCTTTAATGTTAGTTAGGTCGATAACATCTTCATCATCTGAATCGTCATCGTCCATATCAAGGTTATCCATATCCATTTCATCACCTTCTTCATCGTCAGACTCTTCGTCATCCATGTCAGGTAATTCCATGTCAATGTCAGTTTCAATCTCATCTTCATCTTGTTCAGTTAGAGATTCTTTTACTAGTTCGTTGATTTCTTCCTTCATAGTAGAAGCAAGTATTCCTTTTGCATTTTCAGCTACCGCTTCTTCCAAGTTTTTCATTTGGATGATAGCTTCTTCAACTAAAGATTTTTCTTTTGCCATTTGTTTTATGTTATTTTAATATATAAATATATGAAATTATGAAAAAAGCACATTTGTACTAATATTCATAACATCTTTTTATTTATTAATAAATATCACAAAAATGTAAAAAACAAAAAAAGGAGACAAAATGTCTCCTTTTAGTTTAATCAATTAAAATTTTTTTATTCTATAACTTCGTTAATTTTACTCTCAACGATTGCGGTTATTCTCCACTCCATAGAATAATTTTCAAATACTTTAGTGACTTTCGCCTCTACGTCGGTGGGATTGTAACCACTAACTAATTTTTCTTCTCTTAACTTTTTAAGTTTTCCTGTTTCAGTATCTACTGAATCCAATGTAATTTTTGCGATGAAATACTTTTCGTCCATAATGTTTAATTTTTTTTTAGTATCCTAAATAATCGTTTAATTTTTTCATTAAGTCAAGCGATTTGTTTCCAGATTCGCCAACTTGTCTCTCTACTTTCATTTTTTTCTCTTCTTCCAAATTCTCATCAAAATTAAACCTATCGTCAGGATTTTGAAAAAGATATGCTCCCGGTGTTGATGGTGATGAAACTAAGTCAAAACAGATTAATTCAAAATCATCTTGTACTTCATTTTGTTCACCCACTTTTTTAAGAGACCCTACACCTCTTGAAGATATACCCAATGTTACGCCTTGTCTAAGATAGTTTGCTGCTAAATCACCTTTAGTTGATACAATCCCTCTTTCGTGGAAACCCGGAGATGTTAATAGTTTTATTTTACCCATTAAAACGGGTCCTTCCCACCATATCTCGGTAATTGAGTGAGATACTCTATCTAAATCAATTAACGATGATTCAGGATGATTTAATTCAGAAAGGGCAGTTCCTTTGTTAATCATCTTTTTATAGTTCTCGGCCTCTCTTTTTAAGATTCTTTCAGGATACAATCTACCATTTCTATTTGGTGTATTATATTTTTGTAGAACCGCATAAAATTCAAAAGGTTTTGAATGGTCTAAATCTTCTTTAGACTCTTTAATCATCGCAGCATTTTTCTTATCTGTTGGTGAAATAAATCCGGCATCTTCTTCAATTAATATCCCTCTCCCTATTTCATTTGGTTTTAAAATTGTTAAATTCATCTTGAATGTTTTATTTATAAATATTAAACATTCTCAATTTGTACTGGTTCCACCTCCGATTTGATTTTTTTTGTTAGATAAAACTTAAAATTTTCATTTTCTAAAAAGTTATCTAAAAAGATTTGATTAATAATTTCTTTTAACGAATTTTTAATTTCATCGGATTTAAAGTCCATATCAGTTTGAATTATAAAAAAATTAATTTCTAAATTCATAAAAGATTTTTTTCCGGTTGTTAGACCGCTTGACCTTAAATCCAAGTCAACAATGAAATTTGTATCAAAAATTGTTTTGTCTAATGATTCATAGACTGAATGTTTTATACCTCTACTCATATTAAGAACTGTCCTTGTCCAGTTATTAGCTTCGTAAATTGGTTCTACCCATGTTTGGATGTTTAGGTAGAGAGATTTTAAACTCATTGAGTCGACTGTTCCGTATATTATTTTAGCAGTCTTAAACCCATGAATTTGTGAGGTTTTCCCCTTTTTCATTAATTTCCATATTTTCTCGTTTATTTTTTAAAAAAATAGGTGAAAATACCACAATAGTCAAAACTTTTTGAAAAGATGGGGATATATGTATTATATGTTAATAGTTAAATTAGATAAAAACACTACGATTGAGCGAGCTTTAAAACTTTATAAAAGTAAGGTAATAAAAACTCGACAAAGTTCTGAACTTGTTAAAAGAAAAGAATTTGTTAAAGAGTCTGTTATTAAAAGAGCTGAACTCTCTAAGGCAAAGTATGTCCAAAAGAAGTTTAAGTCGAATAACGACTAAAGAGTTTCGTTTAAACTTTTAAGTTTAAAATAAGTTAGTTTGTCGTATTTCTCAGATATCACCTTAGATAAGGTATCATTGATTCTGCTCTTAACTGAACTATCATCTGAAGTAGATTTCATTTTAGTTAATTTATCCACAACACTTTCTTTAATCACATTAAAATCTTCATTAAGTTTACTATCGTCTTCAGATAGTAATTTAATCAATTCATCTTTATCGGATTCATTTAAAGATTCTATATAACTATTAATTGTTTGGTTGGCAATACTAACCATCGCTTTTAATGGTATATTAACACTTTCAGTTTTAGTGATAGGTAATTTTCTTAAATTTTCTGAAATAATTTTTTTACTTTTAATTCTTGATTCAATTGTTAAAACATCTCTTGAAAATAAGTTATCAATATTGTCGTAAGCGTCATTTGATTTAGAATCTTTAACCCATTCATTTAATTTTTTAATTTCAGATGTGGATATTTTATTTACGGTATTTTCATATATAGTAATACATTCGTGAATATATTCGGTAATATATGATTCAGATAATGCTTTTGGTGAATTTAATTCATCATACATATAAAAAATTTTACTGATGTTTTTATTCTCTAACACCAGTTTTTTAAAATTCTTTATTTCTTGTTTAAATGTTCCATTATTATACGATTCTAATAATACATTTTCTATTTTCGATTTTAAGATACCAAATTTTGTCATTTTTCTTTTTTTATTATAAATATCAATCATTTAGAAGTTTATCTAATTCCATTGAAATATCTCCTAAAGAATTTCTAGATTTGGATAAATCTATATAAGAATCATCATCAGTCATATTACCACTTTCCAATAAGATATTCCAATTTTCTTTTCTATTAAATGATTCCGGAGTTATTTCCGCTTCTCCACCTGCTTCAGGTGCTGGTGGGAGTTCTTCTCCTCCTAATTCAGGTTCTCCACCCAAATCTGATTCTCCACCAAAATCACCTCCACCAAAACTACTTCCACCTCCCGGTGGTGGTGGTGCTGGAACTTCAGCTGATTGTGTTGTTCCTGATTTACTACCATATAACTTATCAATATTATCAAATATACCTGTGTGAGATATTATTGTTGCTGTATTTGTTAATTCAGCTCCAACAGCTTTTTCTATTCTTTGTTGTTGTAAATCTAATTTAATTTCATCATCAGAGAATCCTAATACGTGTTTTTTAGCCCAAGTAACCGATACAGGAGCAATACCTTCTATTGCCGTTACAGCGTCTTTATACAATAATATTTTTTCTTTCCAAACATCAATTTTTAATAAATCTGCTTGAGTCGATGGATTGGTTAAACTTAATCTAAAGTTGGATAATTCATCTTCAAACCCTAATAAAAATAAATGAACAATAGCGATTTTATTTAATTCGGCTATCATACATTTTTGTATTCTATTGATAGTTCTTGCAAAACGAATATCCTGTAATGATAAATTTTTTCCATCACCAACAGTTTCTTCAAACCCTAAAAAGGCTTTAGGAACACGAAGTGCTGTTAATAATTTCTTTTGGATATATTCAATATCGGCAATTTCCGCTAAATTCTGAGCTCCGGGCAATGTTTCTATTGGAGATGTTGCGGCTGGGTCACGAACAGGAATAAAATAATCTTGGTCAACCGCCATTTGATTAAATCTCATATCCACGTTTCCGGTTTTAGAATCGACAATTTGGTCTCTTTTAAATTTATTAGCAACTCTTTGTACGTATGGTTCAACATCCTTATCATCCATATTACCAACAAATACTTTAAAAACTCTTCTTTCAGGCGCTCTCGAAGTTCTATAAATTAACATCGCATCTTCAGATAACAATAATTGTTTCCAAATACGTCTAGCCTTTTCTAACATAGAAGTACCGTAAGGAAGTTTTCTATCATCACCCAATAATCTAAAATGAGCCACTTCCCAAGAGTTAAACTCCATATCTTTAGCTTTCCACTTAAATCGTAACCCTTTGTTTTCAGCAGGTTCATCAACATTTGCCGATTTTGCAGCCATACCTCGTTCTAATCTTTCAATCTCAATATTTGGTAATTGCATACAACCAATAATACCTTTTTCAGCGTCAAGTTTTAAATAGACAAAATTATCACCGTATTTACAAGTGTTTCTTGTCCACATTGGTAAATTGGTGTTAAGGTCTAAAATATTATTAAATAAATCTGAAATAATCCCTTTTATCCTTTTTGATTCTGAATAAATTTGTAACATATGACCATTTTGGTCAACTGTAGTTGATTCCTCACCATAAATGTCTAACGCTGCTGAAATTTCTGGTGTATATTCCATACTTTCGTAATCATAAAATGACGCTAAACGAGTTGGTTCATAATAAACCGCTTGAGTGTATAAATTACTCTCAATTTTTGTCCATTGATTTGCTAAGTAATAAGTTTGTTGAGCCTGAAGTTTTTCTTTTTCGTATTCGGCTTGAGATGTAGTTTTTAATAATTCTTTTTTATCTAACTTATATGTTGGGTAATCTTGATTCAATAGAGCATTTGGACCAAAAGCTCTGGATAATCTTTGCCAAACAGTTAAGTCGTTATTTTGATTGTTTTCCATCTTAATAATTTAAATATTTTTTTTTATTAATAAATAGTTTATAAGTTGGATTAAACTTGGTGATTATTATTGTTATCTATCATTATTAATAAATTTTAGTAAGTGTAAAATTTCTTGATAATATTTGATTTCCTGCATTATCGGTATTCCATTGGACATTCACTGATAATGTGTTGATTACTGTGGTGTCGAATGTTGTATCATTAATCTCACTTAATGGATATCCTTCATAAGTAAGACCAGAATCTTTAAGGTAGGAGAATAGTCCACCGGATGATATTGAAGCAACGGTGGCTCCTCCGATTTTTCTTATTGTGAAAAATAGTGTTAATAACCAAGGCTTTGAGGTTGAGGTGTCCAAATCTATTACTCCTGTGTCAACGAGTAATACACCCCCTGTTGTTCTAATGTGAATATGAATTGATGCGGTGTTAATGCAAGATAAAATACCATCTAACGACGCTATAAACGAATCACCTACACTGAAACTATTTGCAGGAACAGACAAAGTCCCAACACCCGGTCCTATTACACTAGTCTCGACAGTGGTTGCGGATACCGTAGTGCTATCACCTGTTTGAGCAAATAAACCATATGATATTGATGGTGGTAAAACTGGTGAACTTCCACTTGTTCCTGATGAACCACTAGTTCCTGATG